TGATTCCTGTTCAGGTGATTCAGGATTAAGTGAGTCGAATGCCGATTTTGGTGATTCCTGTTCAGATGATTCAGGTTCAAATGATTCAGGATTAAGTGATTCCTGTTCGGATGATTCGGGTTCAAGTGATTCCTGTTCGGATGATTCAGGTTCAAGTGATTCTGGTTCAATTGAGTCTAATTTAATATTTAAATTTGATTTTTTTTTAGATGAAATATTTGATATATTTTTAATTTCACTTGATATAGATTTAATTTTTTTTTGAAAACTATCTATTTTTTCTTTAAATTTTTTCGGTTCATTAATATAAGAAGATAGTTCATTTGATAAATTTACTAGTTGTTTAGAATATTCAATTAATTTATCTTCTGAAACAAATAACACATCATCAATATTACTTTTTTGTTTATCTGTTGTTTTTTTTTGTTTATTTTTAGTGTTATTTTCATCACTAATATCAGATGTATCAGTTTCTGCATCAACCATATTTGGCATTGGTGCATCAGTTCCAGTATCAACCATATCAGATGTATATGTTTCTGCATCAACCATATTTGGCATTGGTGCATCAGTTCCAGTATCAACCATATTAGATGTATATGTTTCTGCATCAACCATATTTGGCATTGGTGCATCAGTTCCAGTATCAACCATATTAGATGTATCTGTTTCTGCATCAACTATATTTTTTTCAGATTCTATTAAATTATCAGAATCATCTGACGAGTCTTCAACGGAATCTATATCTTCCAAAATTTCACTAGATTCTTTTTCTTTCATAGAATCTTCTATATTAGGAGGTATTTCCGATGTCTCACTAGATGTATCTTCTTGTAGTTCTAATGTTTCTAATTCATCAATATTTTTAACTAATTCCGATTCTAATGGTTTACTGGTAATTGATTCTTCATCTATAATTTCTGAATCATCTATTTTAGTTGCATTTAAAGTATTATCATCACTAATACTACTTTTAATAATATTTGATTTTAGTTCAAGATTTATTTTAGATTTATCAACACAACTACTGTTTTTTTGTAAAAAACCTTTTTCTTTTAATAAGTTTTTAATTTGTTCAATAGTGTAATTATTATAATTAGGACTACTTACATTGTTTAAATTATCAATAATTAATAGTCTTTCAATTAGGAGTTTTTTATCAAACTCTTGTTGTTTATTAATAACTTGTGGTAACCATTTACAATCAGTATCGTTAATACAATTAGTTTTATTATTTCTATAACATTTTTTTTTAGAATCCATGTTTAGTTCTTTAGAAAATGTGTAACCTACTTTTTTTAAACGATTACAAATCTCTTTTTTTTTTCCAATATAACTAACATTATGCTTAATGGCTATTTTTTTTAAATCTTTAAATGTTAAACTATTACAATCAATAGCAGGTTCTTCTGGTAAAACTTCTATTTCTTCTAAAACATTTTTTTCTAATAAAATCTGACATGCTTCAATATACTTTATTTTTTTTGCATCACGTAATGTATATTTATCTTCACCCATAATAGACTCATTGGTTAATAAACCTTCTAATTCTTCTTTATTTATTTTTTTAGAAGATCTTGAAGCTTTAGTACATATTTTATTATGGTTATCTTTTAATACTATTATTTTAGTCATTATAATAATATAAATTAAAAAAAAAATATAATTTATTAATATAATGTTAGACATAAATAAAATCCTAGACATAAATAAAATCTTAGATATAACTCCTTTATTATTTGTCGTAAATTTGTCTATATTAACTAATTTTATTGGTGATACAATGAGTTTTAAAACTCAGGAATTATTTAAAAATAATATGCTATTAAAACATTTAATTATTGTATTAGTAATTTATAGTACTATTAGTGTACTATATGAAGAATTATCTCCATTTGAAAGAATAAAAAAAACAATAATTATATGGATAATGTATTTATTGTTAGTTAAAAATACATTACGCATAGTAGGTATATTAGTTATATTAATGTTTTTACAATTTATTTTAGAAGATTATATAAAATATCTTAAACGTAATAATAAAAAAGAAAATGTAGATAAACTAAATAAACTAAATAAATTAAATAGATTATTAGAATACTTAATATTAATATTATTAGTTGTAGGTCATATTATATATATAAGTAAACAAAAAAATCAATTCAAATCAAATTTTAATTACTATGATTTATATCTAGGTAAAAAAAACACTTAAAAAAATATTAATAAAATTATATAACTAATAACTTATAGAATGAAATCGTGTAGTAAAAAAAATATTATTGAAGTTGGATTAGATGAAGTAGCCCGAGGATGTATGTTTGGAAGAGTATATACTGCTGCGGTAATTTGGCCAACAGATTATATTGAAGATCCTAATTTTATTATAAAGGATTCCAAAAAATTAAGTAAACAAAAAAGAGAAGAATTATATTATTATATTATTGATAATGCTCTAGATTGGAATATAAATTATATCGAGTCCGGTGAAATTGATAAAATAAATATATTACAAGCTACATTAAAATCAATGCATACTAATTTAGATAATTTAATGATAGATGTAGACCATATATTAGTAGACGGAACAAATTTTAATAAATATAGTAATATTCCTTATACATGTATAGTAAAGGGTGATAATAAATATTATAGTATTGCAGCGGCATCAATATTAGCAAAAGTAGAACATGATTGGTATATTGAAAACTTATGTAAAAAATATCCAGAATTAAATGAAAAATATGATTTATTAAATAATATGGGTTATGGTACAAAAAAACATATGGAAAGTATAAAAAAATATGGAACAACACAATATCATCGAAAAAGTTTTGGTATATGTAAATTTTATTAATTTACTATTTAGTTTATTATTATTAAAAATAATTAATAACTTATTTATTATTTAATTTGTTAATAATAATTATTAATAAATCATCTATAATTTGATTAATAACATATGGTTCACTTTTTATTTTATTATATATGGATTGATATAAATTTTTTTTAAAATGTTTATTTTTTAAAGTATTTGAAATATTTCCCGATATAAATGTGTATTTTTTTTGTAAATCTTTATATTCTTTATTTATTTGTTGATATGTTAACTTTAATATATCATAATCTTCCTCAGATTTATTATATAATTTATTAATTTTATTTTTTTCTTTATTTATTTGTTTTATATTACTGTTTAATAATTGACTTTTATGATATTCATCATTATATTTTACAATATTTTCCTTATTTTCATTTTCTAATACATTAATTTTATTTTTTAAATATGAAATACAGTCAATTGTATCAGATTGTTCTAAATATTTCTCTTCAATATCGAGTTTATTGTATTCTAAATCATTATATTTATCTTTTAATAAATTATATTCATTTTTTAAGGATTTATTTTGATTTTTTAGAATCTCATTTGAGTCTACCAATGATTTAGTAGTTTTATCTGAGTCAATAATTTTTTCATTTAAATTATTAATTATATTATTTTTTGAATATAATTCATTTTTTAATAAATCATATTCATTTTTAAATTTATCGTATTCTTTTTTTACATTAGAATCTATATCAACAAACTCGTATATAATATTAGATTTATCTTCAGTTCCACCTTCCGTGGATGATGTATTACCCATTAATGTATTTATATATATATAAAATATATAAATATTTAAATATCAACTATAAGGTTTACAAAAATATATATTATTAGTACTTATTACATATATAAAATGTATTTGAATTAACTAATAAATAAAAATGTAAAATTAGAATATTTTTTATTAATATAAAATTTATTTTTATTAATATAAAATTTATTTTGTTGTATAAATATTTAAAAGTGTAAAAATATCAATACAACGTCGATTTTTATATTTTTTTTTTTCAATATTAATAAGTGGTGGTGTTAATACAAAATATGACATATCTTTTAAATTATATACTTCATTTTTATTTTTTAAATTTTGATTATTAGTTAATAATAAGTTATTTGTATTATTTAATTCTGTAATTTTTTCATTTAAGTTATTAATTATATTATTTTTTGTATATAGTTCATTTTTTAATAAGTCGCGTTCATATTTAAACTTATTACAATCGTTATCTGTGTTAGAATCAATACCAATAAACTCATATATAATATCAAATGTTTCATCAGAACAATAATTATTAACAGATAACTTATTCATTTATATATATAAATATATAGAATATATAAATACTTAAATAAATACTTAAATAAATACTTAAATAAATACTTAAATAAATACTTAAATAAATACTTAAATATAAAAACTGCAAAAATATTTATATGAGTAATTATTTAGTACTAAATAATGAGTACTATGAGGTAAAAAAAAATTTTTATTTTAGCAAAAATATAAAATTTGGAAGTGATTCACCATATATTTTTACAAATCATTTTACTAATCTTAATTATTCAAATTATTTAATAAGAGTTACAGATTTATTAAAATATACTATACTTGATGAGGAAATAGATTTTTTAAAAATACATTATGGGAAAAAAACTATATGTAACAAATATAAATTAGAAAAAATTATAAGTAAGAGTCTACAACCAGAATTAATTCATTCATTAATTATAAATAAAAGAATTGAATTTTTATTAGAATTTATTAAAAATAAAAATTATTCTATTAATCATATAAACTATACAAATAAATTATTAGATGATTTATATAAAAACACTAAGCATTTACTTAATGAATTATATATTATTTAATAATGGTATATACTAAAAAAATAGAATGTAAAACAAATAAAAAGCATAAGTAAACACATTATTTTACATCTAAATCTACTTATAATATCATTATTTAATCTATAATAATTATTTATTATTAATTCAGTTTCATCATTATTAGTTATATTATCATCAATATTATCAATATTATCATCATCGATATTATCATCATCCGTATTATCATCATCCGTATTATGATTAATATAATTAGTAATTTGTATTTCACTATTTTTGTTTTTTAAATATTTTAAATAATATTTTTCTGTTTTTAAACATATTGGACATACTTTTTTATTTTTTTTTTGATACCATTCATTTAAACAACTAACATGGGCAATTACATCACATTTTACACATACGGGTGTTAAATAATCTTCTACTAAATTCATTTTTTCTAAACAAATTATACATATTTCATTTTGTATTTCGATGTATACGTGATCCGACATAAAAATATTTATATTTATGTGTTTATATATTTTATAATACTTTTATAATACTTTTATAATACTTTTATAATACTTTTATAATACTTTATAAAAAAAAATAATGTAGTAAATATAATAATTTAAAAATAGACTACTATAAAAAATAACATACAAATAATAGTACTTAATAAACAAAATGAAAATATTTTTTTTAATAAATTCATACATATAAAATTTCTCTCAATACATAATATATTACTATTATTACTATTATTACTATTATTACTATTATTACTATTATTACTATTATTACTATTATTACTATTATTACTATTATTACTATTATTACTATTATTTATAATTTGATATAATTTTTCTAATGGACTACCCATAACCGCTTGTGTACATAACATAAGAAACTCATTATAATCATTATTATATTGATATATAAGAAACTCAAAATAATCAGTAAATAATAATATGTCTTTTTCAGATACATTATTTATAGTATATTTAGCACGTGGAAAATCATTAAAAAATTGTCTATAAATATAACTAGCATCATTTTTATAACTAGTATAAATTTCATTTATATAGTTCTTATAATCTAATAATACTACATACTCATTATAAAATAAACTTGTTAATAACATATTTTCATTATTTACAATAATAAAATTATTACTTTCCATAATTTATATGCGATAAAATACTTTTATTTTTTTTTTTTAAATATATAATGTTAAATATATTTCTATTATATAAGAATTATAATACGCATGATAATATAATCAAGTATATTAGACACATAAATAATATAAATAAAAATGTAAATCTAAAAATATTAATAACCGTTATTAATACAAATAAAAAAAACATTTTAAGTAAATCTATTTTAATAAATTATAATAATACTTACGACCTATTAAATGAAAATATTAATATAAATTTTTATAATTATAGTACTATATATAATGATTCATTATATAATGAAATTATTAAATTAAGTCCATATGAATTATTATTATTTACAGATTTTAATATATATTTATCTGAACCATTATTAGAATATATATTATTAAATAATATAAGACCAGATTCATATGTCAGAACAAGTGTACTTGAATTAAAATCTATACCAAATATTTTTTATGAAAATTACAATAATAATGATTTTTTTAATTCTATTCCAAATGTATTAGAGTATATTAATAATCAAAATTTTAAATATAAATTAACAATTCAAGATTATATTAATAATATTAATAATAATAATAATAGTACTATTACCCATATTTTAAATAATATTATTAAAGAAAATAATTTACATTATTTAAATAATGTTAATGAATTCTTATTAATTAAAAAAAATATTATACTAAAATATGGATTTAATATTAATAATAAAAATCCAGATTATACATTTCAATATTTTATTTTAAATCTAATTAATAATGATATTTCTATGACTATATTACCAATTATATTATCATCATATAAACAAACAAGTAATAATAACTTACAATTACTTGATTATAATTTGAAATTTGATTGTTCATCATTATTTAATGAAAATATCAATTATAAACATTATGATTATAAATCGAATAATGAAAAATCTATAATAAGAAGTCATATAAAAGTATTAAATGGTATTAACAATAATGATTTAAAAAATATTAATAAAGAAATAAAAATAAATAATGAAGAACTTAAAATATATAATTCAAATTTAAAAATAAAATATGATTTATTAGAAAAAAAAAATAATGAAAATATAATTTTAATAGAAGAAAAACAAAATATTAATAATATATTAAATGAAAAAAATAAAGAATTAGAATTATCTTTAGAGTTTTTGAAAAATGAATATACAATTTTAAAAACAAAATATATAAATAAATTAAAAATTATTAATAGTAATATAAATAATTTAATATGTGAAGAAATAAATAATTTTATAAATTTATAAATTTTATAAATTTTTATAAATTTTTTAAAATAATATATTTATATATAGTATATGCAATCTATAACGAATACGACAAAAATGTTTGAACCTATTACAAATACCATAAAAAAAATAACAGGTATAACTGTTACTAATACTATTGTAGCATGTGCTATTTTTATTATTTTTGTACTTGTTTTAATATACGTTTTTAAGTTTAATGTATTTTCTATGAAAAATAGTTTAATGGGTGGTAAGATAAATAATGAAACAACATTTACTTTATATTATGTTGAATGGTGCCCACACTGTCAAGTTGTAAAACCTGAATGGTCTAAATTAGAAAATGATAACGAACTTGAACATATAACTATTGTTAAAATAAATTGTGAGGAAAATGAAGATATTGTTAAAGAGAAAAATATTGAAGGATTTCCAACAATATTATTAACTCATAATGGCAATGAAATGGGGTATAATGGTGGACGTGAATATGCAGATTTCAAAAACTACTTACTAAATTTATAAATATTTAAATTTATAAAATTTAAATATTTTTTTTATATATATATATAATATATGGAATTACTAAATCAAATACTATTAAACAATAACTTCAAGTTATTTTTACTATGTGTAGTTATTTTATTAATACTTACTATGTCACCACCTATAAATAATATTATTTCTACATTTTACAATAATATAATAGGAAAAATAATAATGTTAGGACTAATTATATATTATTCTAATACAAATGATGATATTAGTCATAAATTATCATTACTATTAACCATATTATATATATTATTAATGATTCATGTAAATACACAAAATAATATAGAAAATTATGGTGAAGGTTTACATAAAAATCTATATGGCGGCGATAATCATATGAAAGATGATACTGGGGATGATGTTGATACTGGGGATGATGTTGATACTGTGGATGATGATGATGATATGGTGGATGATGATGATGATATGTTGGATGATGATGTTGATACTGGGGATGATGAAGGTGGTAATGAAGGTGATACTAAAGATGGTGAAGGTGATACTAAAAAAACTATAGGAGGCGGTGTTATGCATGATGATGATGATAAATATTTTTCATTAAATAACATGAGTGGTGGTAATGCTGAAGAAGAACAATTAGAATCAACCGAAGAAGAAAATATGAATATAGATTCTAAAATAGAAAATATAATTCAAGAAGAAATAGTATTAAATAGAAAAACTTACAATACAAAATTAAAAGAACAACGTAAATTAGGTGCAACACAACATAAATTAAATCAAAAACGTAAAAAAGTAATGAACTCATTAGAAAAACAAGCAAATAAATATAAGAGTGTTGAAGAAGAATATAATAGAATTATGGAAGATGTTGATAAATATGATACCAATGATGATGGTGTTGTAGATTATAATGATGTTTCTCCTGAAATGGAAAGTGCTGAGGAAGAAATTCAACAATTAAAAAAAGAATTTAAAAAATCTATGAAAAAATTAAAACCCCAACAAGATAAACTCGATTCTATAGTAGTTTCCGAAAAAGTAAAAACTAAAGGTGGTTCTATTGAATTAGAAGGAATAAGTAATAACTTATATTCACTACCTATTTAATTTTTAATTTCTCTAAAAAGTTTTTTTTTACTTTATTATTTAAATTATCATTACTATCAAAACATATAATCCCCTCTATCATTAATATAAAATACATATCATTATAATTTAATAACTGTTTATTATCACTATATAGTAATCCCACCAATGAGTGATAATCATCTTTTGTAATTATGATCAATGTAGAATGTAATTTATCATATATTGATGATTTAATATCTATATTATTATTATTAATAATCCAATCTAGTTCATATTTACTATTATTTTTATTTATTACATAGTTAATCTGATTACTATTAATTAAATTATTTATTGTTTCACCTTCATCTAATGTAATATAATTAATATTTACGACAATATATTTATCCATTGTTGGTTTTTGATTTTTAATTAATAAAATCAATTTTAAAATAAATAGTGTTATATATTTTTTTTTTAAATATATATATATTATAGAATGATAAGAAATTCATATCACATTTTAGATTGTAATAAAAAT